CGAAGATTTTACTGCCCATGCGCAGGGTTGACCGTTTCATAGGGTGTCAACCAAACCCTGTAGGGTTGTATCCACCTTACGTGAAGGTGGGATAAGACGCCACTAGGGAAGACAACATTTCAGAAAGATTTGTTATGCCATTCCCTATTGACGTGTCGTAATATCCACTCAGCATCTGATATCGAGTGTGCCAAGTGGCCCGTTGCATCGGACTATTGGATGAAACTTCCATATTAGCCCGCCAATTAATTGCCCGCACAAAGTCGGTTCTCCCGAAACATTGTTCCTGGAACCATACATTTTGCATGTGGCAATCCTTCGTGGTTGTAGCGTCGTATGCACTACAGTCTGCTTCCACGATGTACACGTCACCGCCGTTCAATGACAACGGTAGTTGTTTACCCACGGAAGCAACTTTTGCATCCAAGTCCATTTGTAGACACTTTGCCCAAGTATGGTCGTCGATAGAAATCGGAATAAATCCGGAATCTACAGAGATTTTGAACGCTTCTATGAACTTGTGTTGCAACAACGACAAATCGCTCCTGGATACACCGTACAGTTGTTCCATGTTTTCCCACATTAAGTTGTCTGACTCATCAGACCGGTCATACACAGTGGTGCTATTGTTAATTTTCCATTCCAGGTGAGATGTAGCCTGCACATGTTGCACAGCTCTATCACGCAATGATTGCATTGTTGTATATCCATAAAGGTGATTGTAGCACTGTACTGCTATCGGTTCCATGAATGGGCACCCGCTGAAACTCATATATGCACTCAACAATCGCGTGGAAATCAGGTCTCTCAATTGTTGACAATCAATATTTTGCTCAGTGTTGCGCATTCTACTTTTAACGAAATTAGCGAGATCACCAGTGACGATGATTCTAAACAGTTTTGTCAGCTGTTTGAACCAGCGCAACATGAATCTTGGAACAATAACGCCTTCGACGTTTTTCCATGGAACGAATCCGCCCGAGCAAAAGTTGGCCTGATAAATGTTCCGTTTTTTGTGTATGACTGGGGAACGTCCCCATTTTGTATACATGTCATAGAAAACCCCACTTTCATACATTCGTTTGGAGATCATACACAAATTGTCATCACCGTTATACAACATCAATATGTTGTCTAATATGCGATTACTACTTCGAGATTCTACGGTGTCAATAAATTGTTTGACTAACACGTTGATCGCATCTGGAGTCATTCCGGCGGTGTTGAGAAGCCCATGTCTACCATCCATACTTTCTTTGAGTATCTTGTACGAAAAGAAAGCATGAGGAGCTAAATGTATCATGTATTCCTGATCCAAAAATTGAATCATTCTGGGACGGGATGACTTGGAAATATGTCGTATGGCTATTTCAACCTTGACAAAGGCTTTAGCTTTGATACGCCATTTGAATATATCGTCCTCAATAATGCACTTATGAGTCTGTCGTATGACTTCACGAATTGCCTGCCTTCTCTTTTCCGCAAGTAGGTGATTTAGCCAATCATTGAACTTTTCGGTTACTTTAACTTCAATTCCATCTTTAGTGAAACCGATGGTACTGTGGTCACCAATTATAGGCAGTCTTTTCATGCAGTACTCTGATTGTTCATAGTTACTCCGTACTTCCTTGACAACTGGTGCTAAAATGTCTTTAACTTTATTCCAGATTGCCATGCCAGCTGTAGATTGCATGACACTTGCGTTAAAATTTTTGCTCATCCTCAGACAAGCTGTTTGTAGTGCATTTTCAGATCCCGAGACGGAATCAGTATACTCGGGATGTTCCACCAGACATATCCTGGTTGGCCCTTCAATATATCCCATGCCGTGTTCAAACTCAGTAAATTCATGTTCCACATGGTTAACGACGAAATTGGGATTTCTTGGGGCGATTGTGACCATCTTGTCCATTATTTCAGGTGTATGGACGGTGCTCCCAAGACCACCACCAATGAGTTTGACTCTTTGTTGTACAGTCGGCTTTCGGCCGAACAATGTCCATTGTGGTCTATATACTCGTATTAACAGACCCTTTCGTACAACTTTCTTTACTTTAAC